TGCATATCCACAACATTTCTGGAATCTACCAGGACATCAATCATCATCTGAAGTGCTTTCTTCACAACGCTCTCCATATCCGCATCCAGCACACTGATATTGCATTTTTCATCAGTCTTGTCCAGATAATGATTTGCACAATAATACTTCGGTCGTCCGGCATAAGTATGGGACAGGCGATGCCCACAGTTACCACAGATCATTTTACCAGTCAGGCAATGTGTTTCATGCTTTCTTTTGGCACTGGCACATGTATTTTCTTTTCGCATGGCAGCTACTTTTTCAAAATTCTCCTTGCTTATAATTGCTTCGTGACAATTTTCCACACGCTTCCATTCATCCTCTGGAAGTGCTTTTGCATGTTTATCGCCAACATTCTCAATCTTGAAGCGGCTGTAAATCATCGTGCCGGTATATTGCTCATTTCCGAGGATTCTTCCTATTGCAACATTATTCCAGAGAGGCTTTTTCTCACGATATCTGGCAAGTTGCTTTTCACTTCCTACTTGCATGGCAATATACACGCCCGGCGTATCTATTCCATCCCGGTTCAGTCCTTCTGAAATTTTGTACATAGATTTTCCAGACAGAAACTCTTTGAAAATGCGCTTTACAATCTGACTGGCAAACTCATCCACAACCAACTTATGCTTGTCCTCCGGACTTTTCACATAGCCATAAGGAGCATAAGTAGCTATATACTTACCATTGCCACGCTTTGTATCAAGTGTCAATGATACTTTGGAAGACTGCTCCTCGCTGAAGAAATCATACAGGATTCCCTTAAATGCAACATCAATCTCACCGATACCACCCACGTAATCTGCGCTGTCATAATTATCATTTATGGCAATAAATCGCACACCCATAAAAGGAAATATTTGTTCAATATACTTTCCCTGCTCGATATGATCTCTGGAAAATCTGGAAAAATCCTTTACAATAACGCATGAAATCTGCTTTCTTTTCACCAGTTCCAGCATTCTCTGCATATCCGGGCGGTCCATATTTTTACCCGAATAGCCATCATCCACAAACTCAACCACACTCATTTTGCGAAGTTCCTTATTTTTATTAATAAATCCACGGATAAAAGCACGCTGATTGATAATACTGTTGCTCTCATCTTTTACAAATTCATCTTCCTTTGATAATCTCAAATATATTGCTATCTGCTCCATTTTAAATCTCCTCTCCGTCTGCCATCCTGGCATACTCATCTTTAAAATTCAGATTAATTACCAGCCTCTTATCCGGATACAGGTAAATGCTGTCGACTAGAATTTTAATCATATTTCTATCCAGGGTAACCGCACTTTGAAAACGATAAATTGCTTTCAGCCATTGTATCTTCTTCTCACAAAATCTCTTCACACGCCTGCGGCTTGCCTCTTCATCCGATATCTGTCCCCGAAGTCTCATTATGGCATCAGCGTTTTTCTCCTGCCTGCACTTGAAATCAGCCTTAGTAATCTCTCCCGTAACATAAGACTGATACTCTTTGCTTTCTTCGTAATTTTTCCTGTCAATCTGCTTCTGAATCTTCTGAATCCGCATGTCATGATTTTTCAGTTCCCTGTCCATCACGCCTCGCATGGAAGCCTCCGTCCTGGCACTGTCGGTCAGTACTGCAATTTGAGTTGTAAGCAGGTTATGCACCACCTTTATAAGATCTTGCTCCATGATGGTACAGCCACACTGTTTCCCACCAAAATCATAATTGTATCTGCAGGAATAAAAATACTGACGCTCCAACACTCCATCCTTTTCCAGGATTCTGGAAGCTAAAGGAATTCTTCTGCCACAATTTCCACAGAATAAAATTCCTGCAAAAATATCCTCTTTTATCGGCAGATTCTTTCCCCTGTCAGAGGTAAAAATACTTTCTTCCACCTTCTTATCCATAACAGCTCTTACCTTGTTAAACAGTTCCTTATCCACAATCGCTTCATGGGTATTTTCAACCACAATCCAATCGTTTTCATCCGTAGCATGCCTTGCCTCATTATCATACAGACTGGTACGTCTTTTCCCCTGTACCATGTTTCCAATATAAGCCTGATTTTTCAGGATGTTGGAAATCGTACCGGGATACCATGCCTTTGCCTCTGCACCTTCCTCCACATAGAGATTCCCTGTTTTCAGATAATCTCCCGGTAATGCAATGCGATACTCCTGAAGTGCTTTCGCAATCTCCCTAAGTGTCACTCCATCTGCTGCCAGTTCAAAAATTTGGCGGACAACTGCCGCCGCAGCCCTGTCTATCACATACTTACGAAGTGCATCCCCACTATCCACCTTATAACCATATGGTGCATTGCTTCCGGTAAATTTGCCCCTTTCCATATCAAGCCTGCGACTGACTGAAACACGCTTTGAAATATCCTTGGCATACATGTCATTCACCAGATTTTTCAACGCTATTTCCAACGCCTTATTCTGGTTAAATTCTGCTTCCGTGTCAAAATGATCACTTACCGATATAAAACGTACCCCAAGAAACGGGAATATCGTCTCAATATAGTTGCTGGCTTCGATATAATCCCTGCCAAAACGGGACATATCCTTTACAATAATGCAACTGATTTTCCCCTCCCTGACATCATCCATCATCTGCCCGAATGCAGGTCTGTCAAAACTGGTTCCCGACACTGCACTGTCAACATACTCTTGATATTCTATAAATTCAGCCTTATCCCTGATAAATTCTCTTAAAATACTCAGCTGGTTGGCTATGGACTCCGACGGTCTTGATTTCAGTTCCACCGACAATCTGGCATAAAGTGCAACGCGAAAGGATTTTCTTTGCTTTGCAGGTATATCAGCTGTTGCCGGTTCTGGTATCTGAACTGCATTAAATCTATTCTTCGTTCTCGCCATTTACACCGCCTCCTTAAGCTCCAACACTGGCAAACCATCTACCATGGTGTACACAGGCTCCGCATTCTTCTCATTTGCGACATCAAACAATCTGGCAACCTTTTCCATCTCCTGACGATACTTGAACACAATTTCCACCCTGAAATCATCATAAATCAGAATCCTGTCAATAAATGAAACCAGTGCCACACGATCCAGATTTCCAATCACCAGACCTTCACGAAACTGCTCCAGGTCCTTTGCCACAGCAATTCCATTTTCATATATATCGCGGATGATTGTCTCCTGCTCTCTGATTGCCTGTTCAAGTTCCCTCTCTTTTGCCGAAAACTCCTCGCGGTACCTTGTAAACTGCTCTTTGCTGATAATCTCATCACGCAAATCCTGATACAGTGAAGCCTTAAATGCAGAACATTTTGTAAGCTCCTGCTTCAGTGCAACAATCTCTTTATCATGGGCAACGGCCTCATCATAATTCACATTCAGCTCATCCAGATGCGCCAGTACCTTTTCACAGTCACACATACTGTTGATATATCCCTGCAATTCTCCCAGCACAATCTGATTCAGGTCCTCCTCACGAATGCAGTGACGACTGCAGGCATCTTTACCGTTCCGGTTATAATTAGAACAGATATAGTTGATATATTCCCTGCCCTTGTATGACTCCTTGCGATGAACCATACTGCTGCCACAATCACCACAATATAAAATTCCCGCATACATATATGATTCGTTTTTTCCAGCAACTGCTATGGTATCCCGACTCATCAGAACCTGTACTGCATCAAAATCCATCCTGCTGATAATTGCTTCATGTGCATTCTCCACTACCACCCAGTCACATTCCGGTACTGCTATTTCCTTCTTAACCTTGTGACTGACAGTTGTTCGTTTTCCCTGCGCCAATGTTCCGATATACACCACATTCTTAAGAATCCTGGACACTGTCTGGGCAGACCATTTTGACTGTCCTGCGCCTTTAAAACTGGTGCTGTATTTTTCTCCACATTTTGCCTTATATTCCGATGGTGCAAGCACGCAATTCTTGTTAAGAATCTTTGCAATTCCTGATGCACTCATTCCCGAAAGCTTCTTTGCAAATATCCCCTGAACCACACCGGCTGCATAAGGATCCGGCACCAGATGATTCTTATTATCCTCTGCCTTTTGATAACCATATGGTGCAAATGCGCCGATAAACAGCCCATTTCTTCTCAAAATGCCCTGACTGGTACGAACCTTCATGGACGTATCACCGTTATACTGCTCATTCAGCAGGTTCTTGAAAGGAATGATCGTATGCGTCTCACTGCTACTGGCAGTCAGGCTATCGTACCCTTCCGATACCGCAATAAAACGCACATTATATTTCTTAAAAGTTTTCTGTATCAGCTCATCCGCACCAATACGCTCCCTTGCAAGTCGGGACAAATCTTTTACAATAATGCAGTCAAGATTCCCCGCCTTCATGGATGTCATCATCCTATGAAACTCCGGTCTTTCAAAATTACTTCCGCTGTAACCGTCATCAATAAAAATATCCACCAGTTTCAAATCATCATGGGCATCTATAAATCCCTCCAGTAAAAGTTTCTGGTTGGAAATACTGTTGCTTTCCTTCTTCTCCAGTCCATCAATATCTTCATCTCCCTGAGACAATCTCAGATAAATTCCTGTTCTGTATATATCAATCTGTTTCTTACTCATTACAATTCCTCCTGTCGTTCTTCAACTGCTGTAAAAATAGCTTCTATTGATATCTAAGTGACGCTTTCCGTTCTATATAGCAATTCATAACATCCGTAATGCTACAGCTTCCTGCAAAGGTGGACTGAACAGTATATTTTCCATACCGTTTCGCCTTTCCCTGCTGTTTTGCATCATGTTGTGAACACTCCGTCACATTCAGCTCTTTCGTATCTGTTTCCTGCAAAATACACTCTTCTCCTTCCCTTCAAAAATGAAAAACAGCCTGAAAATGTCCTCCTTGTGGCTAAATCATGAGACACAAAAACCGCTCTCCATAGTTAACAAAGTCTCTTGTTACATCTGCTGTAACAACCGCGCTACATATCACATTTACACACGAAAGCCGAAAAGCACAAACCATACAGAAAAGCTAAATAACTTACATCTTTTCTTCATTTTGGTTCGATATTCATTTCAACTTAAACTGTTTTGACGTCATATATTCTTATAATCTCTGACGCCATACTCTGCATCCATACGATGTTTCCGTATGTAAATATGTATGTAAGCTTGCGCTTACTTTGTTGACCATGGACAGCGGTTATTATTTCATGGTGTCTCATCTGCACCGACATTTTCAAGCTGTCTTACTGTCAACTATTCAATTAGAAAAACTTAACATTGGTCATCACGTTGGCTGGACGTTCGCAATGTTTTACAGGTATTGTGGCTATTTTTTAATCTAATTTCCTACCACATGCTTATATTACATTCCAAGCAAATATTTGTCTACCACTTTTTTCCACATTTTCTGACAAAATATGATTTTCAGCATTTTTACCAGTCACAACCATAACACGAGCCCTTATAAATCATCAGGCAGCTACTATTATGCTGCACTTCCACCTGCTATTTTCTGCCCCAGATATGCTATCAACAACTCTTCCAGAGTTGATTGTTCACCGTATGACATGGTTACTTTTATGGTATTTCCTTTACCCGTATCCACCTTAATTGTCTTTGCTTTAATATCTATTTTTTCTTCCATCTGCGTTACCTCCATTAAAAAAATCGCTACCCATAGCTCATTTGAAAATGCATAAACTATGGATAACGATTCTGGTTATCACTTATTCTGTTTTGGACTTCTCTTAACGTCCTATGAAGGTATACGCCGGTCTTTCTGACCCCTCATCGCCCCGTATACGTAAAGGTGTACTCATCTCCGGGAATTACAGACGAGCCACTATCTGTGTTCACGACGCCCTTCTCCATTCCGGAGAAGCACTATCTCCCCTACCTGCATTGCGGGGATCGGGACGAACTTCTCGCCCCTCATGGGTTATTATCCTTACGCAACATACCTGATCCCGCATTGCCCGAACTTCCGTCCAGCCTCTCAGCCTTCATCTCTCAATCCATCAGCCTACTAATATGATAACTGTGACTTTCATCCTGCGGGTATATGATCCGTAATTTTACTCAAATCTGTAACTGCTATTCAGTTGTCAATTTTCATTTTCTTATTGGCTTGTCTAAAGCCTGAATATAGTATAAACCAATCCAGTGTCGTCCACAAGGGACTATCATGGTCTATTTTTGCGAAAAAGGTGTCAGTTTGTGACCTTTTTCTGATTTATGCAAAAATATCATACTGCCTTCTGTCGTGATTGTACACTTCGGCAAAGTATGAAATTTGCAAATCGTGTATTCATTATACGATGGAGATATATGTTTGTCTATGGACATGGTTGGTGTTTTTTCAGGGATTCACACCAGAATCTGGTGGATTTTGTATTATTGCAAAATCATCATTGTAAGTCATCATATCGATAGCATTTGACTATCAATACGTTGTGCTGTATAATTATTATTGTATGTTCAATTTTAAGAAGGAGGGAAAATCATGGCATTTAATAATATTAATCCTATAGCAATTGACTTATTCTGCGGTGCCGGTGGACTCTCTTTGGGACTTGAACAAAGTAATATCACTGTTCCACTAGGTGTAGAAATAAATGCTATTGCGGCACAAACCTACACCAACAATTTGAATGGCAATGTTCTTCAGGATGATATCCGAAACATTACCGGTCATGAAATACTAGAACAGCTCAATCTTCAAGTTGGAGAACTTTTCTTATTGGCTGGTTGCCCACCATGCCAGACTTTCTCTTCGCTTCAAAAAGATGATGTTACAAATGATGCAAGAAACAACTTGATTTTTGAATATACCCGACTAATTCGTGAGACTCGTCCATTGTTTATACTTATGGAGAACGTTCCTGGTCTTGCAAACGGACGCGGAAAGCAAATTTTTGCTCAGGCACTTGCTGAATTAGAGCCATCATATCATGTACTATATGATGTTTTGAATTGTGCAGACTATGGTGTTCCCCAAACACGAAAAAGACTTGTTCTTCACGGAATACGTAATGATGTTTATCAATTACTTATACAGAATCAACCAAATTTTAAAATTAGTTTGCCATCAAAGACTCATACAAATGATCCACAGCAAAACCCTAATCTTTTACCATGGGTGACAGCTGGACAGGCGCTACAAAACAACGCATTACCGGCTATAAATGCTGGTCAACCTGCTCCCGTTGGATATCCAAATCACGAAACAAACGGACTTGCTGAAATAAATATACAACGTATACAATATATTCGAACTCATGGTGGTAGTCGAAACTGTTTACCCCCTCATCTACAGTTACCATGTCATCAAAGAAACAATGTTGGATATTCAGGTGTATACGGTATTATAGATGTTACAAAACCTGCTCCAACCATGACAGGTGGTTGTATTTGTTATAGCAAAGGCAGATATGGACATCCAACAGAAGATCGAGCTATATCCGTGCGAGAAGCCGCACGTTTCCAATCTTTTCCAGATACCTTTGTGTTTCATGGTAACAAAGGACAAACAGCACTTCAAGTTGGTAATGCCGTACCACCACGTTTGGCAAATGCTAGTGGAAATTATTTTATTAATTTGCTCAACTACTTATATACATTATAACGCACCTGGTTATTATCCCAGATGCGTTATTTTTATACTTCCATTTTAGCTAATGAAATGCCCACTCTATTACCATCTGCAAAAGCCCTATTGGCCATTCTTTGAGCAAAATTTTCTTTAACATTACCTATGTATTTGAATTCCTTTTGCGCACCTCTAATGCTACCTTGTATGGTACATCCCCGTTTTACTTTGTTATCAGTTATATATATACTACTTATTTTACTGTACCATTCCACCGAAATCACGTTACTATTTTTTTCTGTTTCAATCTCTACATATGAAAAATACTGTTTTTCTGCTTCTACAATGGCTCGTTTATCTTTGCAAGATTCTCCTCCGATGAAAATATAATTATTTGATATTTTTTCCGGTCTTCTGCAATCACATTTAGCTGTAATACACAACCAATACTCACACAAGCCATCCTCAGAATTTATGCATTGAAACAAATCGCCAAAGTCAATACTGTGTTCTATATTCGAAAGACTTCTATTCATAGTAATTCTTTCATTCAACTTAACTAATTCATTCAAAATATGAGTTGGTTCAACTTTCTCTCCTTTATCCACCATCATTTGTAATATTTCTTCTGGAATGGTAATACTTTTGACATCAATACGCTGAGTCATTTCCTCCTTAAAACTCTCTTTAAAAAATGTCTCTACGTCATCTCGTCCTTCTTCTTTTAACATCTTATTTGCATGATAAAAAAAGGCATCACTTGATATATTTTTAAAAAACTCTGTACGCTTATACAAAGCATCTTGAAATATATTAAAATAGTAAAGCCACAAAGCATCTAATATACTATTAGGTGCCTGTACCATATACTTTGCAATACTTGGTATTATGTTTTCAGGAACCACCTTACCAATTTGTTCACTCGATTCCTCAATATTTTTACCATAGACAAATACCAATCGACCATCAATATTTAATACCGTATCATCACCATTCCAAGATGCAATAAATTGATTCTTTTCAGGTAATAACTTATCAGACCAGGCAAAATATAATTTGTGCCACAAACTCTTGCTATTTTCCCCCATTCCATCAACATTTACAGTTACACCCAATTCTTTTACTTTATCTTTCAGCGGCTTTATATTTCCATTCTTTTTTTCAAAACAATCAATTATATCAGTAACAAATTCATCTTTTAACAACCCTTGTTCTTCGCATTGAGCTGCTGCATATGTTACTTCGCTTTTAGAGAAACCACAGTAATACAAACGCAGAGTTTCACATATGCCTGTCAAATTATGTGTATTAGTGTATATACAAATATATTGCACATTATTTGTTAAAGCTCCATCTATTATTTCTATAGCTTTTTTTATATCTGCAACTTCTGTTAACTCCCAATCAAGGATTAGTAAATCTTTTTGCCTCATCTTATCATTAATTATCTTTACATCCGTTTCCTGTTTATACGGAATAATTGTAACTGCACATTCACAAGATGAAGATATAGCACTATACATTTGTCTGGAAAAAATACATTTCTCTTTATTAGTTTCCATCACATCTTCATATGGTTCTAAAAAATCGTCATCTACGCATATTACATTTTTAATGGACTGATTAACAATTCCATTTAAAATTTCATTCGTATTTTCCATACCTATTCTCCTTCATGTTGACATATCACGAAACATGCACCATCTAATATATTATATTCTTTATCATTGGTTGCATAAATATCCATATCTATGGAATTTAAACATTTTTTGGCCAAATACAAACCTATTCCCCTACCAGATGCTTTCTTTGTATAAAAAATTTCAAAACACCTCGTCAACTCTGTATATGACATTTTGGCACCAGAGTTCATTATCAGTATCTCATTGTCCCTTATCTTTATTTCTATTCTTTTTCTTTCATTTCCATATGCAACCCAATAAATAGCATTATTAATAATATTTAGAAAAACTGGCATTATAATCGATTCAAAAGAATAAATTGTATAATTTGCAAATTCCTCCGAATACACAAACTCAATGCCATCTCTTTTTAAAACCTTGCCATAAAAATTGTCAATAACTTCAACGATATCCCTTCCCGATATATTTGTTTTATTTCTACGAGTAGTTCTATACATTGGCATCAACATTTTATGATTTGATTCAAGATGTTGGAACGACATTTTTAATGGATTGTATATTTCCAAAACCTCGGAAGACTTTTTCGACATATCTCCCAACTTGCTTAGTGCACTAGCAATTTGAGCATATAAAACATTAAACTGATGATCAATTACCTCGATTGACATTCCTATCTGTGCAAGCTCATAAAAAGAATCTATCTGTTTTGTCAATTCAATTTCTTTACTTTTATATGCTTCTAATGTCTTTGTATAATCCTTTTCAAATGTTATATTTTCAAATTGCTTTATGAAAGGAAAATATACGTTTTCATATTCTTGCCGAACAGAATTTAGTACTATATCAAGTTCTTCCATTCTCTTAATGGTCTCTTCTTCACTTAATAAATCAATATTAATTTCTGTTGGAGATAACCTGTATATTATACTTTTACTCTCCAATACTTTTTTATCAAGTTGCTTGCTTATTTCTTTAAAATTTTCAGAAATTGATTTCTCAACTGTATCAAACATACCTTCAATTTCTTTTTTCATTAGAGCATACTTATTGCTATATTCATCTTTCAGTATGTTAACATATACATGCTCATTTGCCGTTTTATCACAATCTTCAAGAACCTTTTCTAATTCATCCCTGTCATCTTCGTAATCATGCAGCAAATCATTTATAGAATCATTTCCAGTCAAAGTTATATCTGGAGAAACATTAATCCTAAGAGCATTAATATCCCTCTTTAATGAACCTAATTTAGCAAAAACATCCCTTGCTTCTTCATTAAGCGTTTTCTTCTTCAAGATAATTGTATCAATTTCCTTCTGCAAGATTAGAATTTCATTTTTCTTTTCTTCCATAACCTTTCGATTATCCATAATCTGCTTTCTGATTTGAACTACTGCTTGATAGTTTCTTTTCTTCTCTTGCTTTATTAAATCCTCTCTCTCTTTTTTCTTTTTATTTTGTTCTTTCTGCTCTTTTCGCTGTTCAGAATTTGTTCCATACTTTTCTTTTGCAATTTGCTTAAAAAACTCCATCAACATTGTCTTCATTGCCCTATAAGCATCATTTGCAACAAATCCTTCTCTTCCAGACTTATCAATCAATCTACTATTTTCCTTTTTTGTAATTCCTATAAAACCAAACATTTTTCTATGACTGAAATAGTAGATACCTGCACTCTTTGATCTATTTTTTTCAAATTCCAGAAAATCAAAATCTGTTCTTCCATAAGGCAAAACTCTAAACCCATCTCTATAAACATACAAGCCGCTGAAGACCTCTCCCTTATTTTCGTATAAGTGCCATTTTTCTTCCGACATACTTGTATTGGCCTTGGCCCCTTCCCAAAATGCCAATTTCAATCTCAAATTTCCAATTTTACATTTTGGACGTTTTCTAGATATATAACTATATTCCTCAACTTTTCCAAAGACCTTAATTTTCCCTGAAAAACATCCTGTGTCATCAAAGGATCCGTCTATCCAATGTTCACATGAAGTAAACTCTTCCTCACTGAAAAAATCTTTTAACTGTAAAAAATCATGTTCATTTCCATCCGGGGTATAAATCGTAAAGCTAGGCGTCTTACCAATATCTTCCCCTAAAATATTTTTTCTTTCTTCCAATAATTTCTTATCAAACGGATTAAACAATCCCGACAATGCAGACCTAACATATTTTGTTTGCTCTGATATATCTTCTTGTTCTTCTTTTAAATTACTCTCTTGCTCTTTCTCCAAATCTACTATTTCATTTATTGGATCGAAAATAATAAAATATGTTCCATGCCCTTTTTCCTGAAAATGATTCTGGACTTTTTTCATGACTGCTGTTGGAACATTTTTATACTTAGCTATTTCTGACAAAATATCTTCTTTCAAATTTATAAAATTTTTCCAAGATTCACTCTGGAAATTTTCTAAGTATAATTCCTGAAGGTATTGATACTTCTCATTTATTTGTTCCAGATTTAATATCTCAGCTGTGGGTATCTCAACTTCATCCAAATATAATTGATAATTTTCAAGAGCTTTCCAATTCATAAATACTAATTGAAAAGGTTGATTCAATTTTTTTGTAATCATCAACATATGATTTCCTAAATATGTGACAGACAAACGCCCTATTCCCTTTTCGCCCAAAGGTACTCTTTCCTCTTTTCCAAATCTATCTTCTAAAGGTATAAAGTTGTCACTATTTTTTTTATTATCTGTACCGATAACAATCCACTTATTAAGGATATCACTCTCATTCATCCCAAAACCATCATCTGAAATAGTAAAAATATCATATTTCACATCTTTATATCCAGCACGATATAAACCAGCATCCAAATAATCGCCATATGCATCATAACCGTTTTTCCACAATTCAGTAATCGCAGTTGGCAAATCTGCAATCTGATTTCTTCCCAATAAATCAATCGCTCTTGCTTTTGTTCTAAAATTAGCCATTTATATTTTCCTCCTGCCTTTTCCAATTTGGGTTACAACCTGTAACCTTTTTTATTCTGACAAGCCTTCTTCAATTTCTTCAATAGTCGGCAAGCTGCTTTTAAACTCTTTTCTCAACACTTTAGTCAATTCATATTGTGCTATTCCTATAGGTTGTGAAATATTTTCCAATGAATACTCAGCAACCACGTCATCTTTATCCTTACAAATCAGGATTCCAATTGTCTGATTATCCTGCTCATCCTTCATATTCTTATTCACTGCAGTAACATAGAAATTTAGTTGACCCGCAAATTCTGGTTTAAATTTTTCTGTTTTCAATTCAACCACAACATAACAATGTAGTTTTACATGATAAAATAATAGATCAATATAAAAGTTACTTTCTCCAACTTTTATTTCTACCTGCTTACCAATAAAAGAAAAACCTGTTCCCAGTTCCAATAAAAACTGTGTTATCTGCTCCACCAATGCATCTTCCAGTTCTCTTTCATTGTATTCTTCTCTCAATGCTAAAAAATCAAAATTGTATGGATCCTTTAATGTCTGCTCTGCCAAATCAGACTGTGGTTCTGGAAGCTTGACTTGGAAATTATTAATTGCTTTCCCCTGTCTTGCATATAAATCACTTTCGATCTGGTGAACCAATACATTTCTACTCCAGTTATTATCCATAGTTTTTTGTATATAAAATAATGCTTCATCAATATCTTTGCACTTATACATAATTCGTTGATTATGTCCCCACGGAATGCTTTTTACCATACCTTCAATTTGGGTTACACCTTGTAACCATTTTTCATTATTCGTATAAAAATTATACCAATAACGAATATGTTTTAGATTTTCTACCGAAAAACCAGACACTCCAGGAAAGGCTTTTTGCAAATCATTACTCATTACTTTGAGAAATGCATCTCCCCATTTAGCTTGATTCTGCTTTTCACATATCGCAACACCAAGATTCCAATATAAATCGAGCATCTCATAATTAATTCTAACAGAAGCCTTAATCTGACTATTTCTAATCTTATTCTTTACTTCTTCTATCCAAGTTTTATAATCATCAGTCACAACAAAGCCAACCTCTTTTCTCGCCATCTTAAATCCTCCTGTTAGTATTTCCTTAATATAATAGCTAATTCATGCCATATCATTTTCCTGTATAACTGTATCAAAAATTGCCTCTTCAATAACCTTCACACACTCATCCGTGTGCTTCTTAATATCATCACCCCAAAACCGAATAACAGTCCACCCTTCAAATAGCAATCTTTTATTTACCTCATCATCCCTCTCTCTGTTGCGGGATATCTTGCTTATCCAAAACTCACTGTTATTGCTCTTCTCCAGCCTGGGTTTTAATACTTCCCAATCCTTTCCGTGAAAGAATTCTCCATCACAGAAAATAGCTATCTTATATTTTGTCAGAACAATATCCGGCTTGCCCGGTAACTTACTGTAATTCTTCCGATACCTGTATCCTTTTTCCCACAAAGCTTTTCTAAGTATAATTTCGATTTTAGTATCTGTTCCCCGGATATTTTTCATGTTTTTATGTCGTTGTTCCTTTGTTAAAACATCTGCCATAAAACCACTCCTTAAATCTTAGCAAAAAAATCCTCATCTATTTCGTAAGTTTTGACTTCTTTTACACCAATTGAATACTCCGCTAATTTACTAATGAATTCCTCACCATCAATTAAATCAATTTGCTTTTTTCCTGGTGTAGTAGCTTCATCTTTTGCCGCTTTTGAAAAAGAACCCGTTGTAATAAATATTCCCTTTTCAATATCCGTTGTCAGCGAACCTCTGAAGTCCCTTATATCGCCAGACGATACAAGCCCTTTGTATCTTTTGCACTGAAAAGCAACATTAAAACTTACAATTCCATTAATCTTCAACTTTCCAGTTCCGTCAATGCCTCCATCTCCTGATTTTTTTGTAACAAATACTTGTGTGAATCCACACTCACGTAATAATCGTTGTGATAATCGTTCAAATCCATACGGATCCATATTCTGTAATACATTTGCCAACTGCTGTCTCCACGGCTTAACCTCATCTGGAAATTCCACATCATCATTCGAATCAATATCATCTTCCGGCTTATCCGTTTTACCATCTGGCTTATCATTACTCTTTGCCATTTTTCTTTTTTTTGCATTTTTCTGCACTGTAAATGCAACTATTTCTTTTGCACTAACAGTCAGTTCAGATGCATATTCTGAAGTTATTGACCACACGCTTCTTGCACTGTTTACAATTATGCCATAGTTTTTCAAATATGTACGTGCCCACGCAAGCTGATATTCCACTTCACTTTGATTAAGACTACCCAAATGAGGTTCATCCAACACCTCATCGGATAAATTTAAATCCCCAATTACTCTTTCGTAGATTTCATTATTTGTTCCCGAACCTCCCAACTGTTTCAGAGCATCGTATGTTGGAATAATCAATTCTGTATATGTCGGCGACAAATTTTTTCGTTCTCTGCCCATCTTCTTCTCCTTCCTCTTCACTTTCACAGCCTACATTCTACTTTTAAAACATCCCGCCCAATGATTCTTTGCCATCGTGTTTTATTCTCACAACTCCAACAAACTTATATCTATTTTCCTTTGTGTCAAATAATGTTCATACATAAGAGTTGCCGGCATTAAGCGGATTTGAATATTCTCCAGGCCAAGGGTCTCCAACATTGGCATTCTTGCAGTACCCTTTTTTATGATTTCATCCTTTTCCGTAGGCATTAAAAAACAGTTTTTTACCACAGCTATATTATGTGCTTTAATAAAATTACGGTATGCCAACTGATACAGATACTGCTTTGTAACATCTCCCACACCAGGATTGTTTCGTAATGATTTTCCTTTTTCAAGCTGTATATTATAATACTTGGCATCAAATATCAGAAAATAATCCGTTCCATCTATCTGGGGAATACTTACCAGATCCGGAATAAGCGTATCTGCTGCATCCTGTTCCTCCATGGCATTGCCCTTCCATTTCGGCTTTTCAATTATATTGATAAGTGGCTCCTTACTCTTACTTCTGAACTCCTCTGCCAGTGGAACAGACATTTTTAACTGACCAAGTGTGGTATTCAGCTTATTATCAAATACTGCTGCGCACACTTTTTCCCATACCGCATGATATGCTGTAGTTCCAAACATACTGATACCATCGTTTTCCTCAAGCATTCGTTTATCCTGCGATATATATGTGTAGATAGTCTTTAGAAGTATCTGCCTTCTGGTATTGAATTGAATATTCAGTTCCTTATGCAGACGCTCCAGGATATAATCCTTGTCTCCAAAATCGGACAGCGATTCCTCAGACAATTCAACTGTATCAATATCAAACAGAGTATCCAACTGCGCATCACGTAATTGCCGTGAACATTCTGTAATAACACATTCATGAAGTCTCTTGAAGTAGTCCATATCGTCTTCTACAGTTTTAGCTGTATACATTTTCATATAATATGGTCTGTTATCCTCAATTATTGCAAAACTCTCATCGATGGTCTTACCCCACAGAATTTCGCCTTCTCCATTAACCTCAACAATATCTTCATTATTAGTGTAAATACCATACTCATGGTAATCTTTAAGAAGAAACAGTATCACTGCAAGGATATTAAAGCTACGGTTATCTCCATCCCCGTTGAAAATATTAATAATCTGCTCCTCGGAATTACTGTATCTTTCAAGCACTGTGATTATCTGTTTCATCTCCTTAACAGGAGCTTCCTTTGGAGATAAAAGGTATTTCGGATATACTTTGATTACCCTACTGCCAGATGTGATGACACCTACATAAGTGAACACATACAAACAGTCACCACTTACAGCCGTTTCATCCGTAATTTCTATATCCTCATCAACCAAATCAGACATTTCTAATTGAGCATTACTATTCTTAACGCTCTTGAGCACACCATATGCTTTGAGACTCTTGATGAACTTCTCCACCCCGGCTTCGTCAAAGGAAAATATGTGCTTCAGTTCATTTTTGGTATAGCGTTTCTGCTCCCTTACATAACCTGAAAAAATCTTCATTCTCAATCTTCCTTATCATAAAATGTTTCTCTGAATGTCGGTCCAAAGATGGCTATTCCCATTGTATCAAATGCATCGCATACAGCCGAATATTTGCCTGTATCCGGGCACCCCTCAAAGAATCTGTGCTTGCCCTGTTTTACCGCATCTTCATACAGATACATTATTACCTTACTCTTAAATGCCTTGATAAACTCATCCTTATCAATAATCATTCTGTTCTCATCAGATGCAACTACTTTCTTTGACAGGAAGAACGGACCCATCAGCTTATCTTCGTTAATCTTGAAGTCACTTGATGACATCTTTGCATTTATAGCCTTACGTAGTCTGTTCCACTCTATTGGCTCATCAGTTCCAGCGAGCATAATCTTGCCGATACCCTTGATCTTTTCTTCGTTCTCGTCAATTCCAAGATACTCAAAGTTCCATCTTCTCTTGAAAGCTGTATCCATAGGAAATACCCCCTGATCGGCACTGTTCATTGTAGCCCATATAAACATATTGTTTGGAATACGAATACGCTTATAGTTTTCTGGTGAACCGCCGAGTTCCTTTGCAAGATACTTTCTGATATCTTCGGATGCCTGTATTTCATATTCACTTACACCATCATCATCACGGTCAAGCAACTGAAATACATCTCCAAACACGGCTACTACCTTTGCACGGTTGATTTCTTCAATCAATAACAAATGTGGCTGCGGATTCTCTGTGCGCCCACTCTTAAGTGCCTCCACGTACATTCTCATGAACGGTCCCGGCACATAACTATATTTAATAGTTTCTCCGTCATCACCCATTACAGGCTTGTATGTACCTACGAACTGTGAATAAGAGTATTCAGGATGGAATGTGACACGCTCAAAAGACCCATTGGAATTATTCATCATCTCCTCGCAGTCCTCTTTCAGCTTGTGGCTCTTACCCGTACCAGGTGCACCGAAGACAATACGGTTTCTTTCATATTTTGTTGTAAGTGATGTATTGAATATCAAATCCATAATTTCCTCTTCCACCTCGGTTCTGTCCTCATCTTTTATATAAGTGCCACGGAGCAGGTCTGCAACCGCTGACTTATAATCGTTAAGTGTAAATATTGACATGGCGGTCATCAACGACTTATGAAGGTTCGATGAAAGTATGTTTCTGCTGATATTCTTCTTAAGCCATCTTACAGTTCTGTTATTTTTGTAATCCGCACTTTGTTCCGGGTTATCGGTATTATCATAATAATACTCGGATTCCACTCTACCAATATGGAACACGGAATTCTCTGCCAAAATAACATAATCTCCAATTTGCATATCATTTAAGAATCTCCATACCTGTCCAACATCCTGTCCTTTACCACGAGGATTCTTATCAAAATATTCATCATAGAGATTTGCCAATTCTTCCTTGCTACTTACCTCCGATAAATCTCCTAAATCAGACCAACCGATGCAAACATGAGGATTCTCCTCAGAAAGTGCATTGTTCTCCTGCTTAATATGCATACCAAACACTCTATGATTGAATACTTCATCGCAATCTTCTTCAGAAACAATATTACTCAAATATTCCATATATTTTCTGACTGCACTTCTCTGCGTGTTATTCTTTTTTTCTGAATTATCCAATGCTTCAATTGTGATCTGTACCTCTCCAACATTGGTGGTATAGAATACACTTCTATCTGGCATTGACGAAAGCGGAGTGTTGGCTACATTACTTACATATTGGTCAATTGAAGCCTCCGAATATGGATGGCCTGCGTCCGAATCTCCTTCCGGCTTTACCTGGCATGACATCCAATAACGGAACAAACGCTTATTATGTTCTTCTGGGTCTTCATCTTCAATTTCGATATCAATATCTTCTGCCAAATATGGTCTATTATCATAAAGACTCAAGTAATCAGCTAATCCGTCTTTCCTAACAGCTGATATGTATATTCCTAGCCTATTTTTTATTCTCTCGAACTTCTCGTATGGTATATAATCGTTTGGAATAATTATCTGATTTCCTTTTCCGTTTCTTGCACCATCTTTCGTTCCAGAGACTTTCTCTATAATTTTCTCATTACACTCCAAACTAAAAACATAATCGCTAAATTTATCTACTTGGTCATTTACTCCAAAGCAAAAATACTTTAATCCATGTTGCAAAGCATATCTCCATGCAACACCTCTTTCATAAGCACCACTATCTCTTGTATCAAAATAATTTTTTGTGTTATCCTGCTTATGCACAAGTGGATACACAAATATTACGATATTTTCTCCGTTTTCAAGAGTTATAACAAATCCTCTGTTTTTTGTATCATCAATGTATCTTTTTTTACTCTCCTCAATAGAAAGATATCCATTCAAGGTGACAACAGCCTGTTGAGTAGTATATGCCATTCAAACCACCTCCTACTTATCGTACTTTTTCAATACATCATATACTGCTTTTGCACAACATTTAGCAAAAGCTGGGGAAACAGCGTTTCCAATCATTTTATACAATTCCATATTACTTCCATCAAAAACATAATCATCTGCAAAAGTTTGTAATCTTGCGGCTTCTCTCACCGTAATAGTTCTCTGCTGTTTTGAATCTGGGTGAATATGTCTTAATCCATCTTTATACAAATGTGCGGGAATCAAATTACTTGGTTCGTCCCATTTGAGAACATGATACTTGTGAACATTGGATTTCTTTCCTGTCACATCAGTATATAACTGTTTCAAGGCATTTATGGACGCGTATTCATTTCTCCCAGTTTCTATATCTTCCGCTAGCAATTTAAAGATTCCCACATCTCTATCGCTTTGCCATCTTGCAATGTGATTTGCAACTTTAGGTTCTGGTAGTGTATGCCTTGTTCTTGTCCCATTGATTTTTATATCCTCTTTTACCGGATATAACTTAGGCAAATCGCCAATAGCTTCTAACACCGTCTTTTTCTTATTTACTTTGTATTTTGGAAGAGCTTCTTTGTAAAAATCATTAATTAATTCTTTTGCATCCTCTCTAAAATACTCTTTTCGAACACCAAAAATAATAATTCTTTTTCTATTTTGAGGAACTCCATATTCGGTAAAATCAATTACAGCCTCCTTCAAGTTATCTAACAAACAATATCCTGCTTTATCAAAACTTTCTCGAATTACATCTATAATATATCTGTCACCCGGCTTAGCACTCAATATTCCAGGTACATTTTCAAAAATAAAAGCCTTAGGTTTATACTGATTAAGCACTTTAATATAACTTTCAAAAAGAAAATTTCTGTAATCATCTCTCATTCCATTTTCATCTCGTACCCTCCCTGCGATAGAATATGCCTGACATGGCGGACCACCAATTATCACATCAATTCCATCCACTTCCTCAATTAGTTTATCCAATCCAACTGAACTGCCATAGTCAGGGTCATCTTGCCATCCCTTAAATAATTCATCTGTTCTTTGTATATCAAATCTAAGAACCCTGCGTTCTGCATCTTTGTATTTCCATTTTTCCTTTAATCTATTTTTCAGATTTTTACAAGGTGCTTTTTCCCACTCAACTGCGGCCACCGTTTCATAATGTCCAGATTGTTCAAAACCATCCATCAAGCCACCACAACCTGCAAATAAATCTATGGATTTTATCTTTTTACTCATTATCCTTCTCCGATATAATATCTAAAATTGTTTTACCTAAAACCTGTCCCAAAAGCGGGGGAACAGCATTTCCAACCTGTCTGCACTGCTGTGTCTTAGTTCCTGTAAAAATAAAATCATCAGGGAACGACTGCATCCTCGCACTTTCACGAACTGTAGGCACTCTGTTATATTTATAATGAAATAAATTTCTATGTCCTGTATCAACGGTTCTTGCAGGTGCATTTCCATTAAGTCTTGTCCATGCCATATGAAACTTTCTGCTTTCTCCCCAACCTTCCGGAAGGTCTTTATAATTGCCCCCTTCCGGCACAAGAGCAATTGTATCTTTTACCATCTGTGTATGATTCGTTCCTAAATGATTACATAATACAGTACAGTCTCCTCTCATCTTTCTCTGGTAATCTGTCAATGGCTCCTGGGAGTACTCCGAAACATCTGCTCCTATATCATTTTCTAAAGTTGGCAGATCACTCACCGCATCTCTACATGTCAGATATTCCTCAGGTTTCAGTATTGGCTCTGGAAATTTAGGATAACCCAAATCCTTTCGAATTCCCATAAAAATCAAACGCTTCCTTATTTGTGGAACCCCATAATCGGCTGCACACAAAATCTTACAATCAATATTATATCCCATTTTCCTAAAGCGTTTCAAAATCTCATCCTTAATCTGCCCTCCATATAATGTTGCCATTCCTGGAACATTTTCAATTATAAAAGCTTTAGGTCTATACTGTTTTACCATTTCAATTACTGCAAGATACAGTTTGTTTCTTTCATCATCAAAATTTCTTGGTCCTGTCAAAGAAAATCCCTGACACGGAGGTCCAGCTATAATAACATCTATTTCTCTATTACCGGCTATTTTCTTAATATCATCAAATGTTTCCTGTTTTGATAAATCCGCCTTCAACGCAACGGCACCATTATGATTCTTGGCAAATGTATTTAATGCTGCCTGATCATTGTCTACTCCTACAATAATATCAAACCCTGCATCCATAAATCCCTTTGAAAGTCCGCCACACCCAGCAAATAAATCTATCGCATTCATTAATAATAGTCTCCAATCTCAATTTTCTTTTGTGAATTCACAAATATCAGAAATATCACAATCTAATTTACTACATATTTTCATAAGAACCTCCATACTTACCTGTTGATTCTTACTAAGTTTTGCCAATGTATTAGTGCCAATTCCAGTTAATGTTCTTAAATCACTTTTATTTGACATTCCCTTATCTATCATCAATTTCCATAGTTTATTATAGCTTACTTCCATATTTGTCCTCCATTTTGTAAGGTCATAATTCACCTATTATCATTATAAAGGATGCAACAAAATTTATCAACGGAGAAATAAATTGTTTCACTTTCTATACTTTACAGAACATAGGGTACATTTATTTGCAACAATTAACAGATGGCACGCCTATCGTGCCCTCTCTCTGCCTCCATCCTTTCTTTCCACACTCCACTCTGGTTGCATCTCCAATGTTTTTTCATAAATAGCCTGATAATCTTCAAATATCTTACCCTCATCAGAAGTATCAACTCCACATACCTTACAAACAGCACTATATAGCTGAATATTGTATAAATTATTATCTGGCTGAAACTGTAGCATCCTTGCCTTCTCAATAGCAGACAAATCATCAAAAGCTATTCCCCGCTGTTTAATCTCATCCAATATCTCTTCTGTTTTGTTTTTGACAACCAATTCACACATGCCCTTATAAAGCAAATCCGTCTCTTCCAGAAGTTCATCCACATCTGCAATATGCCCCATGTCCAAAAACTTCATCTGCACAATAGACCTAACTGTGTCGTAACTCTTTAGTTCACCGAATTCATACGTCTGAGCCTTTTCCAAAGGAGTCATCTTTTTGTACGCCTCATAGCCGCCTTTATCATCTGACCGATCACCAACATATTCCTCCACAATATTCGCATCGCTGCCAACTCCTACTGTGGCATTCATGGTATCTTCTACTAAAATCTGCTCACATACCTCTGCACCTAACGAAATATCATAATCCTCTGATTCATTCATTACTGAAATATCTTCCATATCAGACACTGCATCATTAACAGATAACGCAATTCGCCGAATGTGCTTTCATGCAAGCATGAAGCCCACCCGGCTCATTTTTGCGCACAAAAAATAGAACTACCTGACTGTAGCTATCCATCAAATCTGATGATTTAATTTCATTACTGTCAAGTTAGTCCTATCAGCAAAATACCTGTTAAGTTTTCCCCTCTCTGGCCAAACACCACGCTATTCACACA